GCAGGTCTCACAGACCCTAAAAAAGATTTCTACTATGCCGATGGCACCAAGCATTCAAGAGGTAAAATAAAAGGTGCCGAGGGAGAATGGAAAGAACGCTCCCGCAAGCACCGATACGTTATGGTGTTTGATAAAAAACTAGAACTACTTTGGTGAAGTGTTTCTGGTATTTTCAGTTTTAATTAGTCTTCTATTGATAAACTGTGATGACTTTTCATAGTGCATAATCTTTCTCATTTCGTTCAGGAACAACTGTAAATATTCAGGTCTCAGAAGATAAATGCTTCTCTTTTCATTGTTCTTGCGAACTTCGTATTCGTAGTTTGTAACTCCAACTGTTGGGTCTAGATCTGCTGTTGGAGTGCTTGGATCTGGAATTCTGAAACTTGCGTCAACAACTTTACCCTTAGGAAGTATCAATCTTCCAGAAGAATCTTTCACTTCTTTGGTTTCATAGAATTTAACTTCATTTAGATCAGAACCATACTTATTCTCCGCATACTCATACAAATCCTTATCGGACAATGGCCATTGGTCTGTTACGTTTGTGATTCCAGCAGTAATCAAAACAATCCAGTCGTAATCAGCACTTCCAAATAATTCTTCTGCAACAGTATCTGGTCTTGCACCATCTGGAACTTCATACTTATTGAAGATTGTGACACTCCTATTAAGATCGTCACGAAGTTTTACTCTTCTGAATAAGTTTTTGACTCTTACATATTCCTTTGATGAGTTACGAGTCCCCAAAGGAGACTGATAAAACATATCTGGAAGTTCTCTAAAGTATCCCATTTTAGAATCCTACTCCGATGTCGCTGTCGCTGTAATCTTCAGCATATACTGGGTTGAGTTCTTTGAAGGTCAAAGACATTTGCATATGAACTGGTGTTCCATCATGATAGGTTGCATAAGTACCAGATCCAGTGTAGTTCAGTTGAATATCAACCAAAGCACATGGTTTGAAAGTATTTAAGAATGGGTGCTTTGATCTTCCTTTCTTATATTCAAGTTGGAAGACCATCGGTGCCGATAGAAATATTCCACCAGCAGTAGCATTAGATCCTCTGTTTGTTTTAGGAACGATGGATTTTTTAAATGCCCTGATAATTTTTTTCACCATCAATGCTTCATCAGAACTTCTTGGTGCAAAATCAAACACAAATGGAAATGAGCGAAGATTAACACCACTGAATAGTAATTCCAAGTTTGGATTTAATACTTGACCAGTTGCTCTAGAAATCAGTGCCTCTGGACTTGATCCAACACCATAAGCAGCAACAGCTGATATTAAAGCATTTTGTGTGGTTCCATCAACACCAGCACTAACTTTCTGCATTATTTCTGCTGCGGCACCACCAAGCGCAGCAAATTGATTTTCTGCAGTGATTACATTTACTCCAGTTGCCTGAAGTGGATTCATCGTATCCTCACCCCAAGAAACAGAGTTGCTATCACTAATGTTATTGGGTATTGGTAGAGTTATATAATATTGTGCATTTTTAAGATTGAATACGCTTCCGCTATTTTTTTGACCTTGTGCCAATCTATCACTAATTGTTGGAAGTTGTCCTATTAAAGATCCAGTTTTTGTTTTTGATCCATTCTCCTCAATTTCTTTTGTTTCTATTGCCTTTTTTGTGCTGAATGAATCAGGTTTGAATTCTGATACTGTAATTGATAAGTAATCAGTAGAGTCATCAATTCTTGCCAAAGGATATCTTAAAATTTTACTTTCTACACCCTGCGACTTTCCACCAGCATTTGTCTTCGCTTTCGTCTGGTTTTTTGCCCCAGACGATGATGGTTTTGCCGATGAGACAAGTGGTTCTAACTGTAAGGCTTGGGAGAAGTTATTGGCAGCCATTATAGCTTTTTTAGATATTTAGCCTGTAATTTGCAAAAGGTATTTGTTGAAGATCTTTTAATTCTGAAGAATAGACTTCATAGAGACCTCCAGGAATTTCATTCCAAGTGTATTGTCTTGATTTTCGCCAGTGATAGTTTATACCACGGAATCCCCATGAGAAAGTTTCAGTCACTGCAACTAGAGGATTTTGATCGTACTTGATGTTTGGTGTTTTGGGGTTATAAACAAAAATATAATATTTCCCAACCTGAGGTTGCTTTGATCCTTCCTCTAAAGCTGAGATTAGTTCGTACATCAGATCATCAGGATCTTCATTTCCAACGAGACCATCAGAGATGGCACGAATTCTATTTACATTAACATCAGTATCAGTGTTTTGTGTTTTCCTTTGTTCGGCAAGAGTTTTGCGTGGCATTAGTTAATACCTAATTCTTTTTCCGTAAAGACTCTAAATTCATATCCTCTGTCAAGGCACCACTCCTTTGCTGCTTCCCACTTCGCTTGATTTTTGGCATACTCATATGCTTCACGGATATAACCTTGAGTTTGTCTCTTAGGTTTTGGTGGAGGAGTAGTTTGTTTTTTTGGTTTGATCTCAATAATATATTTTTTGATCTTACCAGTTGATTCTTTCACTTTAATATAAAAGTCTGGAAAATATCTATGAGACTTTCTATCAATCGGAGACTTATACCATACATATATTTCTTCACTTCCCCATTCTAAAATGTTTTCATTCAGATCACAGTATTTCATAAACTTACGTTCCCATAAGGAACGGTATATAATATTGGTTGGATCTCCTTTGTATTTTTGTGGATATGATGGTTGATATTTTCCTTTGTATGACATCTAAATAACAATAACGAAACCATATTAGGTATTTAGAGTGCCTGCACCAAGACCTAGAAAGATATCAGAGTTCAAGCCTACGTTCTCTAACTTAGCACAAACATCCCACTATCAATTGATCTTTGGTGGATTGCCATTTGCATTAAGACAGCATCTTGCTGTTCGTGGAGTTGATAGTAGGTTCATTGGGGAAACTTCTGGACTTCTTTGTAGTTCTGCTTCTCTTCCTGGTAGTTCTCTTGGGACCGCTGATATAACTGGAAACTTTATGGGTGTCGCTGAAAAGATGGCACACACCAGACTCTTTACTCAAATTGATCTGGAGTTTTACGTTGATAAAGATTATAAGACTATGAAATTCTTGGAGCACTGGACAGAATTTATTGCCAGTGGTTCTGGTGCTAATCAGGCATCAAAGGGATATTATTTTAGAATGAGATATCCAAATGAATATAAGTGCGATCAAACTAAAATTATCAAATTTGATCGTGATTATAGACAGTCTATTGAATATACTTTCTTTGGAATGTTTCCTATTGCATTTAACTCTACTCCAGTAAGTTATGCTGGTTCTGATGTTTTGAAAGCATCCGCATCATTCAATTTTGATAGGTATGTTTCTGGAAAAGTAACTAGTTTTGACTTTGCTAAAGGAACATATAATAATATAGAGGGTGCTGTACCAGGGGTTGAGGTGGTTAAAGAGGATGTTGCAGCAAGTAATGCAAGAAATGAAAGAATTTTAAAAGAGTATAATCGCAATCTACAAAATGACTTTGCAAAATTAAGAGGTAGTAAATCCACTACTGATATTGCTTTTGATAGTTCTTTTGAAGTATTCTAGGTTTGAAAAACTCCAATAAATAATTTTACTGAATTGAGCATATTATGCCATTACCAAAGATTGCAACGCCAACTTATGAGTTGGAGATTCCTTCTTCTAAAAAGAAAGTAAGATATAGACCATTTCTTGTGAAGGAAGAGAAGGTCTTGATTATTGCGATGGAGAGTGAAGATCCAAAGCAAATTGCTGGTGCAGTTAAAACAGTTATCAAGAACTGTATTCTTTCTCGTGGTGTGAAGGTTGAAGATTTATCCACATTTGATATTGAGTATCTTTTCCTCAACATTCGTGGAAAGTCTGTTGGAGAAGAAGTAGAAGTTCTAGTTACTTGTCCCGATGATGGAGTCACACAGGTTCCAGTTGTTATTGCTCTAGACGACATCAAAGTTCAAGAAAGTGAAAAGCACAGTAAAGATATTAAGTTAGATGATAACTTATCTCTCCGTATGAAGTATCCTTCAATGGAAGAGTTTGTTAAGAGTAACTTTGCTATGGATGGAAATATTGATCTGGAAGATACTTTTGATTTGATCTCTTCATGCATTGAACAAGTTTATAATGAGGAAGAGTCTTGGACTGCTGCTGATTGTAGCAAAAAAGAACTTCTAGATTTTATGGAGCAGTTAAGTTCTAAGCAATTCAAAGAGATTGAAAACTTCTTTGAAACAATGCCCAAACTTTCTCACACATTTAAGGTCAAGAATCCAAACACTGGAGTTGAAAGTGAAGTCTTGCTGGAGGGTCTGTCCGCTTTTTTCGTGTAGGTATGGCTCATGCTGATCTTGAGTCATACTATAAGGTTAATTTTGCCCTCATGCAACATCATAAATATAGCTTGACAGAGCTAGAAAATATGATTCCTTGGGAAAGAGAGATTTATCTTACCCTACTCAAGCAATACATCGAAGAAGAAACTTTAAAGGAAAGGGCAAGAGATGGCGGAAGTCTCTGATATTCAATTAAATAATATCAGTAACAGGTTAGAAAAGATTTCTGCCCGAATGAGTTCGTTCGGCAGTTCCTTAACGACTATATCAACTCAGTTATCAGAAGCATCCTCTTTAGAGAGGATGAAAGAACAGCAGCAGCAAAATAGAGAAAGACTTTTAGCAGAACAACAACTTAGAGAAGGTAAGGAAAGCACTTTCGAAAGAAAGATGCAAAGTGCTCTCGTTTCTCCGATGCAGAGAGTTGCTGCTCCTGCACAAGGAATTTTAGAAACACTGAAGCGTCTATTCATAGGAGTAGTCGCAGGTTGGCTCACAAAGCAGGGCATCGATGCACTGAATGCCTATAAGGATGATAATAAGAGAAAGTTAGAAGAGATAAGAGATAACGTACTAGGAACATTACGAAAAATTGTATTCATATTTGCACTAGCAAGATATGGCATTTCGGGAATTGTTCGAACGATTGGTCGAATTGGTGGATTTGTTTTAAATGGTGTATATCAGGGATTAATTAGAAAACCATTTTCCGCACTGATGAATGCGATTAAAGGTGCAATAGGCAGAGCGGCAAATTCAATAGGAAGATTATTTGGAAGAGCACCTAAACCAATAGCTCCACCAACTCCAAATACAGGTGGAAGACCTGGCAAAGGTGGTGGTCCTGGATTCTTTGGAAGTATCCTAACTGGATTAAGTGGTGCCATGAACTTTATGAATGGTGAATACGTTGATAGTGCATTGGCGGCACTGTCAATGGTTCCAAGAGGTGGAATATTCTTTAAGGGAGTTAGAGTAGCTTTTGCTGTAGATGAATTGATGGAGGCATTTGGTAAAAACTTTACTGGTGCAGATCCAAAACTACTTAAGCAAAAAAGGGAAGAAGCGGAAGCATATAAGCAGTCTATGGGGGAGGGAGAACCGAAACCAGCAACAACATCAACATCAGCAAAACCAACAGAAAGTCTGATGGGTGATAAGAAGGGTGATACTAAAGGTGTAGAAGCAAATACCTCTCAAGCAACATTTAAAAAAGAAGATGAATTGAAAAAGGGGGATACTAGCGGTGGAACCTCTGCTCCTCCATCACAAGCTCAGGTATCTTCAACTTCTACTGGATCTTCAACACCAGCACAAGTTTCATCTGCACCAAAAGCAGATATGTCTGGATCTGTTGGTCCAGAACCAAAATCTGAACCAACTGTTCAGATACTTCCTAGTAGTGGTGGAGAGGGACAATCTGTTCCTGTTGAATCTGGTGCTCAGGCATCTTCAATTCCAAATATAAGATCTTCAAATATTGATAACTTTTATACATTATATTCACAAATCAATTATAACGTTGTTGTATAATGTCAGTAGCTCTCGCTAAAATATCAGAATCAGTTAGTGGTCTTAGTAGGGCTGTAACAAATGCTCAATCTTCTACTAAGAGCATTTCGAGTACAATAAAGAGATCGAATACTTTTAAGAGATCTTCAATGAGAATCTCTCAGAGTACATTTTTGAAGAGAAGAGAAGCAGTTAGGAGAAGAGAGCAGGAAAGTATTATTGAAGCATCCTCATTATCTGGAGCAGAAAGAAGATCTGGAAATGTTGCTTCTGGAAGCACAAAGGGATTCATGGGAAGAATCATGGATTTTATAGGTTCTCTCTTAGTTGCATGGGCAATAAAAAATATCCCTATTATTATTAATGTTGTCAAACAAGTCATTGATAGAATAAACAGAACCATGAGGGTTCTTAGTGAGTTTGTAACTAACACTGGAAATTTCTTGCTTGGATTTGGGAATGTTTTGTCTGCAATATTATCGAATATTTCTACATTTGATTTCTTCGATTCTCAAGGTAAGGTATCTACAGCAGTAGATGAAATGAGAAATTCATTTGATTTAATGGAGGGTAATATAAGGTCAGCGTTTGATATTCTGAGTGAACCGTTAGACTTTAGCCCACTGGAAGGTGTCTTCTTGGAAGAAGGTGAAGAACCTGGAGCAGAAGAACCTGCAGCAGGAGAAGCACCTCCTACTGCTGGACCACCTGGACCAGGGGGAATGACTTACGTTTCTCAAGGTGGAACTAAGATAACTGATCCTGATGGTCAGGACTATGGTGATTATAGACCTGGCGGAATTGGATCAAGAGGTAAGGCTCGTGTTCATGGTGCTGATGGAAGAACAAGAGGTCATACTGGTGAAGACTATGCAATGCCAATTGGACAACCACTCTCAATGATTGCAAAGGGAACGGTTGTTGATGTGAATACATCAATTAAGGCTGGTGGTGGATATGGAAGATTTGTTGTCGTTCAGTTAGATAATGGAATGTATGTTAAGATGGCACACCTGGATAAGGTTTATGTAAGAAAGGGGCAAAGAGTTGGTGCTGGATCTGGACCAAATGGAACGGCAGTTGTAATTGGAACAAGTGGTAATACTGGATTATCGACCGGACCTCACTTACACCTTGATTATTCTAGAGCATATGATCCAGCAAGTGCTATGCCGTCTCAGACAATGAATCCAAAAGGTTTCATTGAGGGTGGTGGATTGGTCATTGGATCAAAAGTTAGAGCAACTGGTCAAACTACAACGTCTTCTGGACAAACTCGGACACCTTCTTCTAGTTCTACATCTACGTCAATATCTTCTGGTTCTGGTGTTGGGACAAAAGAGCAAAGAGCAATGCTAGACGCAATTGCTTATGCAGAAGGAACCTCAAAGTACCCCAACTCAGGTTATAATACGCATTTTGCCGGAGATCAAACTTCTGATCTTAGTAGGCATCCAGATATCGTAAAACGTAGTGGTAGATATGCAAGTGCTGCATTTGGTAGATATCAGTTTATGCCCGGTACTTTTAATAGACTGGCTAGAAAACTTGGATTGAAAGATATGAGTCCTGCTAGCCAAGATAAAGCGGCTATAGAATTGGCTAAAGAGTTGGGAGTAACAGCAGAGTTTCTCAAAAGAGAAGGTATGAGTTATAAGGTTTCCTCAGCATTGGGTAGACAGTGGGCATCATTTCCAGGTAAAACTATTGGATTAGATCAACCAACTAAACAATTAAAGGGTATACAGGATGTATATCAAAGATCTCTGGGTTCTGCATCACAAGCACAAACCTCATCATCAATATCTCTTCCAAATCTTCAAGCACCTAAAGGTAACAATACAATTAATGTTCCTATGCCTGCACAACAGCAAGCTTCTGGTGGTACAAGTAGTGGCGGTGGAATCATGGACACACTATCTAATGCTGGTCAGGCATTAAATAGACTTATAACACAACGTTTCTTAACTAACCTCTAAAATAATGTCAAGAAGTAAATCAGAATTTGAAGAACTAATAGTAGAATCCAATGATGGGTCAAACTCTGTTGACATTACAAAAGGCGCAAGATCTGTTGATTACTACGAAGATATATTCTCACCAATTGTTACGGCAAAGATTGTTGTAGTTACCACTGGTGATGCATTGCCTGGTAAAGATGGAAAAGGAACTTCTATCTATAATGGACTACCCCTAAGAGGTGGCGAAAGAGTTTCAATGAGAATCGCTGCCAACTCTGATACAAACGTTGCACTAGATTTTGCTACAAACGTAAAGGATTATCTTTATGTTTCCAGTATCACAAACGTAATTAGTCAGGGACAGAGAGAAGCATTTACTCTCAATCTTGTTCCTAGAGAAGCAATTACAAACGAAACTATTAGAGTTTCTGGAAAGTATCCAACCAGTGCTCCGATTGATGTATCAGTTAAAAAGATAATTCAGGATTATTTGAAGACTGACAAGCAAGTCAATGTTGATGAAACTTCCAACACTTATGGATTTATTGGTAATTTGAAGAGACCTTTTAATATTTTGGTTTGGTTGGCATCGAAGAGTGTTCCAAAAGAACAAGGATCAACTGCTGGGTTCTTATTCTTCCAAACTGCTGATGGATTTAATTTCAAGTCAATTGATGCACTGATTGCTGCAGAACCAAAAGCAACTTATACCTACACTGAAGTTAGTGAAAACAATACTGAGAAAAATAATGACTTCAATATCCTCACTTATAATACTGAAAGAAACCAAAACCTTCTTGAAAAACTAAGACTTGGTGCTTATGCAAGTTTTAGAGTAGGATTCAATCCCCTTGACTGCTCATTTACTCTTCCACAAAAGGGACTCTTCACTCAGAAGGATTATCTTGGTAAGACTAAAAACCTAGGACAAGAACCAGTACTTCCAAAGATATCAAATGACGCTAATGAGACACTTGGTGATATTCCAAGTAGAATCATTACACAAGTAATTGATGTTGGGACAATGGAAAAGGAAGTATCAACTCTTCCTAATGCAGATCCATTCCAGTATCAGTCACAAGCAGTTATGAGATACAATATGCTTTTCACTCAGACTGTGAATATGACAGTTCCTTTGAACACAAATCTGAGAGCTGGTGATGTAATTGAGTGCCAGTTCCCAAGAATCACAAGAAGTGAGGTTGCTGAATATGATGATGACCAAAGCGGTCTATATATGATTAAGGAACTATGTCATCACTTTGATGATGAGAATTCATTAACATCAATGAAGCTTGTAAGAGATACCTACGGTAAATACGGAACCAATAACAAGTAATGGAAGAATCTTTACTCAGGACTAATTTTGTAGGAAAGGATGGTTTCATCTGGTGGATAGGACAAATTCCACCAGTTGATGCCTGGATTGATCAGGCTAATGGTAAGGGATGGGGAAATAGATATAAAGTTCGTATCATGGGATACCATCCCTACAATACAAACGAACTTTCTGATGAAGATTTGCCATGGGCAGGTGTAATTCTGCCACCAGGAAATACGGGTTCTGCAGGAGTATCAAAGTCTGTTAAGTTTCAACCTGGAGATACTGTCATTGGTTTCTTCTTGGATGGTGAGAACGCACAGATTCCAATGATCTTTGGATGCTTTGGAAACTCTCAGTATGCTGCAAAAGATGGTGAGAAGATACCTTTCGGTTCTTTTACTGGTTACACTGACAAGATTAAAAAACCAGCAGCCAGTGTAGTCAAAGCAGACGAATCAAATGATCCAAATGCAACATCTAAACAATCTCCAAGGCACCTGTCTCCTGCCGATGCAAAATCAGTAGATAAAGATAATCCTGCTGCATATTCTGCATCCGAAGGTGCGGTAGTCAAACTTCCTACCGATGAAGTTGAGTCGATAGAAAAAATCTCTACGGCGATCGAGAATTTTTCATTCTTCTTGAAGAATGTGAGAGCACAATTTGATGCTGGACTGGATTATGTTAAGGAATGGGTAGATAGAGAAATCGGACAAAGAGTTAGACAGATCAAAGATATTGCATCTGGTCTTGTTGGCGGTATGGTAAACAGTCTTTTTGAAAGACTGGTTCCAATTCTCAAGAAAGGACTTGAGATGTTATACAAGTCTGTTAATGCCACAGTTCTTGCAGCAACTGGTAATCCAGTAATTGCTCACCTTGCAGGTGTTGCTGCACAGAAAGCAATGGCAGCACCAATTAAAATCATGCAAGATCTGGTGCCATGTATTGTCAATTCTGTTCTAGACAAAGTTGGTGATCTTGTCAAAGGTGTATTGACTGCCATTAGCGATAATGTACTCAACTTTGTTGAGTGTGTTGCAGATCAGTCAGTTGGATCAATCTTAAATGGTGTGATTGGATTTATCGACGGAGCACTTGGTCCAGCGATTGGTGGAATCCAAAAGATCATACAGTTCTTCAAAGGTTTTAGTATTGATGGTCTGTTGAGAGATGGTATTAGTTCATTGGTTGGAATGATTGGACTGGCAAGTTGTGGTAAGAACAAAGAGAAGTTCCCTGGTCCTAAGAAGTATAGAATCGGTCAAGGACCAATCGATCAGGCAATTCCAGATCTTAGTGCGATCATGAAAAATGCAAACGTTGCAAAAGCACAGGGTGCAATCGATGGAGTCAATGATATTATGGGAGCGTTCGACATCTTCTCAGATACAATCAAAGATCCCGGTAGACTTGTTGGTGATGTTGGATCATGTTTCGCAGGTATTCCTAAAGTTTGTAACCCACCTCAAATCAAAATCTTTGGTGGAGGTGGAAGTGGTGCCACCGCAATACCAATTCTTGGCAATCTCTCTGGAGAAACTGGAGGTCTTATCAATGTCAAGATTACGAATCCTGGAAGTGGATATACTTTCCCACCATTTGTAGAAGTCGTCGATAATTGTAAGCAGGGATATGGTGCTATCTGTAGAGCAACAATTAAGAATGGGCAGATTGATAGAATTTATGTTGCTTCAGAAGGTGAAAACTACCCAGTCGGTGACGTTTTCCCACAAGTTGTTACAGATGTGGATGTAATTGATCCTGGAACTGGATATCAAAAAGGCGATACTGTAGTCGATGACCAAGGAAATGAATATGACACAGAAGTTTATCTTGGATCAATCGTTAAGGTAACCCCAATAAATATTAAAGATACAACTGATTTACCCATATTATCAGTCCGATCAAATACTGGTTCTGGAGCAAGACTCTTGCCAAATCTTGGTGATAGACCTGATAGAGAAGTAAAACGAGTTATTGATTGTGTTACCTAAATGGCAGAAAGACAAAACCAAAATTGGTATCAGAGGTTTGTTGAGAGTTATGGTCCTAATTTTAGGATCGACATCAACAATCCACAGATGGGATATGGTGGAACGAATGTCTATGACATTTACGGTGTAACAGATAATGCTGAAAAATCATCTATATCATTAGATAATACAGGAAAACTTAAAATATACAGCGATAGATCTTTAGAGATTGTTGCTGGTGAAAGAAATTCTCAAGATGGTGCAGAGGGTGTTGATATTTTCCTACACACTCGCAGCGGTGATGTTGTAGTCACTGCAGAAAAAAATGGAAATATAAGAATATCTGGTAAAAATATTGTTCTTAATGCTGATAATAACCTTGATTTGATTGCTGGTAATGAATTGAATATAACATCCACAAACACAATGAATATGAATTCTAATTGTGTTGATATTAAGGGTCAATGTGGATCAGCAGTTCCTATAGAATTGCAGTGGGGTCCAAGAATTTTTGAAGGATCTTTTGTTGGATTAGATTTTATTTTGGGATCTTTTAGTCTTAGTGTAAGCTTATAAAAATGGCAGCAACTCCTCCGGATCCAAATGTAGATAAGACAGTAACGGGTAAGGAATCCTGGTTTAATGAGGATGCCAGATTCTTTAAGGACGTTTATATCTACGGAACTCTGTATTATGATACAGAAGATACTGTACAAAGTCTGACTGTTGATAATTTAACTGTCAACTCTCAAACCACTCTCAATAATTTAGACGTATCTGGCATAAGTACGTTTGCTGGAAGTTTATTTGGTACAAATTCTAGTTTTACTGGCATATCTACATTTTCAAAAGTTTCTATATCTTTTGCTGATGTTGATAATATTGATGTTGGTATTGCAACTGTTAGAGAGAGATTTGAAATTACAAATGAAGATGGGAGTGTTCACTTTGTAGGATTTGGAACTGGACCAAGACAAGGTAATATTGGAATTGGTAGCACACTTCCAGATCAAAGACTTGACATTGATGGTGCATTAAGAGTTGAAAATATTTTTGACTCTGTAAATCTTTCTGGTGAGAATGGATATTACCTTTCAAGAGATGCTACTGGTATTCGTTGGGTATCAGCTCCACCTGATGCGATAGTTGATGGATTCTTTGTTCAAAATGAAGGTACAACAGTTGGTATTGGTTCTTTCAGTACAATCAACTTCATTGGAACTCAATCTGGTGGGGATATTGTAAATGCAACAGTAAACACCAGTAACAGTAACATTATTGATGTTAGTTTAGTATCTTTCTGGCTCAAAGGTTCTCAAGGAATTCATACAACATCACGTGTTGGAATCAATAGTTCTCTTCCAAGTACATTATTGGATGTTGATGGTGATGTTGATATTAAAGGTAATCTTGGTGTAGGAACAAATCTTACGGTCGGTGGATTTGTAAATGTTTCTACAGGAGCAAGTATATCCAGCACTTTAAATGTTACTGGACTAACAACGGTAGGATTTTTAACAGTTTCCTCTGATGCTTTTGTTTCTGGAATCACAACAATAAGTGGAGTTCTAGATGTAAATAATTCTGCCGATATTTCAGCATCACTCAATGTTGGCGGAGCAACGACAATTGGTGGTGCTTCCGTATTCAATGGTTCGTCCAGATTTAATGGACCTGTTTTCATTGGTCCAGAACTGGTCATTGCCGGATTTACAACTGGTACAATTTCAACAGCAATATCTGCAAGTTTATCAGATGCCGCTACATTCTCAGTAACTTCTGGTTTTTCATCGACTTCGGGCATTGGATCTACAGCAATTTCAGTTGAAACTTTTGATGCATCAAATGATCAATATTACTTCTTTCCTTTTGTAGACAATCCAACTGCAGCATTTGGTCAGAATTTATTTGTTGATGGTGGCGTCAAATACAATCCAGGAACTAATGATCTATGGGTTGATAATTCACTGCATGTTGGAGCTGCGATTACAACAAATAGTATTGGGGTAAGTGCTGGTGCTACTGTTGGTGGTGCAACAACCTTACACAGTTCACTTCAAGTTGATGGAACATCCGTATTCAATAGTTCTGTAGAGTTAAATTCCACTCTTATTGATATCAATGGCGATACTGGTGTTGGTGTAGGAAAAACTGACTACAGATTAGCGGCAGTTGGAACTGGAGTATCTTGGAGACCTGCTGGCGTCCAGACAAAGAACATCATTTACGTTACAAAAGATGGTGATGATAGTAATTCTGGATTGTTAGAAGGAGATGCAAAAGCCACAATTGGTGGTGCAGCAGCAGTTGCTCAAGATGGAGACACCATATATGTAAGATCGGGAACTTACTTTGAAAACAATCCAATCGGATTGAGAACTGATGTATCGATATCTGGTCAGGATTTGAGATTGGTTACTGTTGTTCCTCTCAATCCAACACAAGACTTATTCCATGTAAGACGTGGTTGTCTTCTTGAAAACATGAACTTTGCTGGAACTAGTGTGGCGATTGCACATACTGGTGCGGCAATGGTTGCTTTCCCACCAACAGGTGCTGCAATTCAAAACAGTGGTTACATTGGACCTGGACCAGCAAATGAAGGTCCAAGTGGAAGATGGAGATCTCCATATGTTCGTAACTGTACCAACTTTGCAACCAGTAGTATCGGTATGAAAGTTGATGGTGATCATGTAGATGCCTCCTTCAGCGGAACTAACAATCTCGGACAAGATCTCAAGTGTATGGTTGTTGACTCATACACACAGTATAACCAAAATGGTATTGGTGTTTCCGTAATCAATAAAGCATATGCTCAGTTGGTTTCTATCTTCACTATTAACTGCCAAACCGCTATTTTCGCTGGAACTGGTGGACAGTGTGACCTTACAAACTCCAACTCATCATTTGGAGTTTATGGTCTGTATGCCGATGGAACGAGTGATGCTGAATTTGTTGGCGTAGTAACAACTACTGCATTGGCAGATTCTGATACTTTCATTTGTGAAGGTGTAAGAGATGAAAACCAAAATCCAAGGAAACCATTTGACGGTCAAGGTGCATTCTTTAAAATTAATCTTGCAGACTATAGTGATGTAGGCGGTGCAACTGGAATTGTTACTGAACCTTTAAGAACGATTCGAAATATTGTAGTTACTAACGGCGGATCTGGATACAGTCAGGCATCACCACCTGTTGTTTCTATATCTCCTCCTCAAGGTCCAGAACCAATCCTTGCAGAACTTTCTGCAAACGTTAGTGCTGCTGGAACAATAACATCAATTGACGTTATTGCTAGTGGTAGAAACTTCCTGCCAACTCAAGACATGAACATCACCATTTCTGGAAGTGGTGGTGCTGTTGCAATTGCCAATACTGATCCGATCTTATATACAGTTGCTTCTGGCACAGAACCAACAAATAGTGGTCTGACAACTGTTACCTTTAACGAGTTTGTCCCATATAGTGTTGGTGCAGGAACTAGCATCGAGTTCCGTAGATTAAGTCGCATCATCACAAGCTCACACTCCTTTGAATACGTCGGTGCTGGTACAGACATAAATAGAGCAAACCCCTTCCAGGGTGGAGTTCCAATACCTGAAAATGAAGTCGTTGCTATTAATGGAGGTCAAATTCCATTCACTAGTACAGACCAAAAAGGTAATTTTAGAATCGGTGCTGGACTAGTTATTGACCAAACCACTGCCACTATTTCTGGAAGAGACTTTAACCGAGCAATACAAGCAAACTTAACACCATTGATATTGGCACTGGGAGGATAATAAAATAATATGGCAGTCGCACCAGTCAATAAGTTTCTTACAGTTGCTGTTCCTGTAGCCCCAGGAAATCAAAAAGTGTATGAGGTTCCAACTGGAACTTCTGCCATTTTGCTTTATGCTCAGGTATCAAACGTAGCAGGTGTAACCACATATCCAACCGCAACTTTAACTCACAGAAGAGAAAGTAGAAGTACTGGAAATACTAGAGATATTAGAATTATTAAAGATATTGAGATTCCGCCCAATGATGCTGCAATCTTGATTGACGGACGCCTTGTACTAGAAAAAACAGCAACAACTTTAGATAGACTATACATCAGTGGAATACAAACTGGAGTAGTTGGAGTTGTTACATGTAACTATGATGAACCAACTGGAATTGTAACAATCACAACTGATGCAGCACATCATTTTAATGTGGATGATGAATATACGATGTCTGGTTTATTCTTTGAGTGCTCTAGTAATGCTGGAATTACAACAAATATTTTCCCATCTCCACAAAAATCTTATGTTATCAGCACCATTGTAAGTGACGTTGGTGGATCAAAAACCTTCACATCCAATGTTGGTAGTGCAGCAGGTATTGCACACACCTACATAAGTGGTGGTCAAGTGGCACCACTGCAAATGGAATTCATTGCAAGTATTCTTGAGAACTCAACCACCTAATATGAAATGGCAGAATATAGAAAACCGAGTCATAGATATTTAAGTGGAAGAGTAAAGATTGCTGGAACTGAGGCGTTATCCTCAGACAGACACCTTTATGTTGATCCAAGTCAGGTAGAGCCAAATTTAGGTTATGCTGGTGAAAAAGAAATACCAGTTGCCGACAAATATTATCAATTAATTACTATTGATAATGGGACTACCTATGATAGATATTGGCAGGAGCAAACTGCATTAGAATCTGGTGGAATCAGTATTTTTGATGAAGGATTCCTGGTAGGAACTGCAAATAGCGTAACCAAATTAAACTTTGTTGGTGTTGGTGTTACTGCAACAGCAAGTGGAAGTATTTCTACAATTACAGTATCTACAAGTGCAAGAGTATCGGTAGGAACAGAACCGCCAGCTGGACCAACTCAAGGTGATCTCTGGTGGGATAGTGATGTTGGAGAACTTTTTGTTAGATATGAAGATGGGACAAGTAATCAGTGGGTAGAAACTTCTGGTGGTAGTGAAACTGTAACAATTTCAGATACAGCACCATCTTCACCAAACCCTGGAGATCTTTGGTGGAACAGTGATAATGGAACACTTCTAATTCGTTATGATGATGGTGATACTGAACAATGGGTTGATGCGAATGCTGGAATTCTTGATGACGTTATAAACTATTGGACTCTTAATTCTGCAGGTATCCATACTTTAGGAAATGTTGGAGTAGGAACAACAAATCCAACAGCAGAAGTAACTTCTAGTAATACAGCAGTATTTGCTGCAGGTATTGTTACTGCATTTAAATATTTTGGTGATGGTTCTGGACTTACTGGAGTCAATGTTGGCGCTGCAGGAACTTGGGCAGTTGACACAATTGGTATTCACACAACAAAAAATGTTGGAATTGGAACAACTGCAAAAAATGGATATAAGTTATATGTTGAAGGTGATGCCAGAGTAACTGGAATTCTAACAGTTGGTCCAGCATCAATTACTTTAGATGGTATCAACAATGAGGTTTATGTTGGTACTGGAATAACAATACTTGGAAGTAGTGGAATAGTAACAGCACACACATACTTTGGTGATGGATCAAATCTAACTGGTATTGGCGGTACGGTTTATACATCAACAGGATTGCCAGCAGATGCTGATGTTGGTAGCCTTTGGTGGGACTCTGATGATGGAGACCTTCACGTACTTTATAGGGATCCAGACGGCAATAGTGAGCAATGGGTACAAGTTAATACTGGTCTTAGTGGTGCACAAGGGAACCAAGGAGCAGCAGGAAACCAAGGAAACCAGGGTGCTGCTGGCAATCAAGGTAACCAAGGTGCCACTGGCAATCAAGGCAACCAAGGCGCTACAGGTAACCAAGGGAACCAAGGTGCTCCTGGTGCTCAAGGTGATCCAGGATCTGGTGGACTGCAAGGTGCTCAAGGAAACCAAGGCGCTACAGGTAACCAAGGAGACCAAGGAGCCCAAGGTAACCAAGGTGCACCTGGCAATCAGGGCAATCAAGGTGCTCCTGGTACGGGAGCTCAAGGTGACCCTGGTGCTCAAGGCAATCAAGGTGCTCCTGGTGCTCAAGGTGATCCAGGAAACCAAGGGAACCAAGGTGCTACAGGGAACCAAGGCAATCAAGGATCTACAGGTAACCAAGGTAACCAAGGTTCTCAAGGATTCTCTGGTTTAACACATTCGAGCAAATCCACTTCATATACTTTAGTTGCCGGAGACGATCAAAGACTAATAACAACAGACTCTGGAGTTACGGTTCCCTCTGGCATCTTTAGTGCTGGTGATGCTATTACTATCTACAATAATTCAGCATCTTCTATCACTATAACTCAAGGAACTAGTGTAACCCTACGTTTAGTTGGAAGTGCGACTACTGGAAATAGAACATTGGCACAACGTGGTCTTGCAACGGTTGTTTGTGTGGCATCAAATGAATTTGTAATTACTGGCGGCGGATTGACATAATGGCAACAATCCAACAATCATTGACGGAACTAATTGTTCCTGAAACACTTTCTGTCGAGTATCTTATTATTGCTGGAGGTGGTGGAGGAGGAACTAACACTGCTGGATGGGACCCTGCTGGCGGCGGTGGTGGTGCTGGAGGTTACAGAACAAACGTTCCTGGTGAAACTTCCGGTGAAAACTCTACTGCTGAAGCAGCAAAGACAGTAGATACTGGTACTTCATACACTGTAACCGTTGGTGGTGGAGGAGGAGGTGGTAGTAATGGTTCTGGTGGTACTGGAGGAAATAGTGTATTTGATGATATAACTTCCAATGGTGGAGGATCTGGTGGAAGAGAAAACGGCGGTGGCGGAACTGGTGGATCTGGTGGAGGATGTGGAAAGGGATCTAGTGGCGGTTCGGGTACTACTGGACAAGGTTTTGATGGTGCCGATTACCCTGGGTCTGGTAACACTGGTGGTGGCGGTGGTGGAGCCAGTGAAGATCCAGGCACAAGTTCTGTGGGTGGAGATGGTTTAGCATCGAGTATTACAGGATCTTCAGTAACAAGAGCAGGTGGTGGTGGTTCTTATGGGGGATCTGGTGGAGACGGTGGTGGCGGTAATGGTGGAACCAATGGATCTGCTGGTTCTGGAACACAAAACACCGGTGGCGGTGGTGGTGGATCTGGTAACGTTGGAGCAACAGGTGGAGGTGGAAGATCCGGTGGTGCTGGTGGATCTGGTATTGTAATTTTGAAGATACCCGAAGTATTTTCAGCATCTTTTTCCGCAGGTCTTACTACATCAGTTGACACATCGTCAGTTTCAGGGTATAAAATATATACAGTAACTGCCGGAACAGGGACAGTCACATTTAATTACGGATAACTATGGCACATTATGCATTTATAGATGAAAACAATATTGTCGTAAACGTTATTGTTGGGAAAGATGAGGATGATGGAGATCTTGATTGGGAGGAGCATTATGGTGAGGTCACTGGTCTGACTTGCAAAAGAACCAGTTACAACACAGTTGCAAATCAACATCCATCAAAGGAACCATTCCGCAAGAACTATGCTATAGTTGGTGGTACTTATGATGAGAGTAGAGATGCTTTCATCCCACCAAAAGATTATCCATCTTGGATTCTAAATGAAGAAACTTGTAGATGGGATGCACCAATACCATATCCAAATGATAACCAATACTATCGTTGGAATGAAGAAACTTTGAATTGGATTCTTGTAGATGAGTAAAAATGTTCTTCCTTTATTTCCATCCAGTCTTTCATTTTTCACTATTGATAATGTTGAAGAACTAGATGTTAATAAATTTGAGTTTATGGAAACAGTTTTTGATGATGGATCATGCACTTCTATTCGAATTGATGTTCTAGATGATTATCCACATTTAAAGAAAATAATTAAGGACAATTTTGAAAAATTTGCTACTGAAACTTTACATTATCAACAAAATTTTAGAATAACAACTTCATGGTTCACTAAAGTTAAACCAAATATATCTACAAATTTTCATAACCATAAAAATTGTTTTTATAGTGGAGTCTATTATTTCCAAGATCATACAGAGAAGAGTGGTAAGATAGAATTTAAAAACCCTTTGATGGAGTTTTCTTCATATCATATAATACCAAAAGAGTATGATTTACATTCATCATCATCTTGGTCTATCAATCCACAAAAAGGTTTGATGTTGTTTTTCCCTAGTTACCTGTATCATAGAGTTACAAAGCATTTTGAAGATAGGGTTAGATATTCTTTAGCATTTAATTTAGTTCCAGATGGGAATTACGGTATGAGAGATTCAACTTATGTCATCTAAATACTTGAAATTCTAATAAAAGAATTTCCGTTGGGAAAATATAAAAAATAATGGCTGCATTTAATTTTCCAAATAGTCCTACTAGTGGAGATACTCACACCGAAAATGGTGTAACTTTTGAGTATAATGGAACTGTTTGGAAAAGACAGGCTGCAGCAGGAGCTCAGGGTTCTACCGGTGCTCAGGGTGATCCTGGATCTACAGGTAACCAAGGGAACCAAGGTGCTACAGGTAACCAGGGCAATCAAGGTGCTACAGGTAACCAGGGCAATCAAGGTGCTACAGGTAACCAAGGGAACCAAGGTGCTACAGGAAACCAAGGGAACCAAGGTGCTACAGGAAACCAAGGTGATCCAGGATCTGGTGGATTACAAGGTGCTCAAGGTAACCAAGGTGCTCCAGGTACAGGTGCTCAAGGTGATCCTGGAGCTCAAGGTAACCAAGGAGCACCAGGTAACCAAGGGAACCAAGGAACTCCCGGTTCTCAAGGGAACCAAGGTGCTACAGGTAACCAAGGGAACCAGGGTGCCACAGGTAATCAGGGTAACCAGGGTGCTTCTGGATCTGGTGTTGCTGCTGGAAGTGACACACAAGTTCAATTCAATTCTTCTGGATCTTTTGCTGGATCATCAAACCTCACATTTGATGGAACTGATTTGACATGTGGTGGTGCAGTTATATCAAACTCTGACTTAAAATTGAAGACTAATGTAAAACCAATTCTAAATGCTCTAGAAAAAGTCATGAACCTTCGTGGAGTTGAATTTGATTTCATAGAAAATGGAAAACATTCTATAGGATTCATCGCACAAGAGGTTGAAGAAATTGTTCCAGACCTTGTTACTAACAGTGATCCAAAAGGAGTAGCGTATCAGAACTTTGTTGCACTGCTTGTAGAAGCAATTAAAGAACAAAATGATGTAATAAATAAGTTGAAGGAAAGACTAGAAAATTTAGAGAACAATAGATAATGGCAATAAATTTTCCCACCCCAACATCAAATGGTCAAATCCATACTGAAAATGGAACTAGATGGCAGTGGAACGGAACTTCCTGGACTAGAGTTGTAAGTGCAGGAAACCAAGGATTCCAAGGCGATCAAGGTGCACAGGGTAATCAGGGTGCGGTAGGTAACCAAGGGAATCAAGGTGCTCCAGGGAACCAAGGGAATCAAGGTGCCACAGGAAACCAAGGGAACCAGGGCGCTACAGGAAACCAAGGTGATCCGGGTGCCACCGGTAATCAAGGTAACCAAGGTGCTGCCGGTGTTGATGGTAACTTTGGCGGTGCTACCTTTGACTACACTTTTGATACAGACACTACGGATAGTGACCCTGGACAAGGTACTTTAAGGTTTAATAATGCTACGTTATCATCTGCTACTCAGATGTTTATTGATGATACTGATGATGGTGCAAATAATATTGAAGCATTTTTGAGAACTATTGATGACAGCACATCAACAGTCAAAGGTCACGTTAGAGTTTCTAACAGAACTAATGCTGCCGATTTTGCTTTATTTACAATAAGTGGAACAAATACTGAGGCAACTGGATATCATAAAGTAAGTGTATCTTATGTTTCTGGTGCCACTTCTTTCAGTGATGGTGAAGATATAATTGTAACTTTTGCCAGAACTGGTACAAAGGGCGATCAAGGTGCTCAAGGTAACCAGGGTGCTCCAGGATCTGGTGGATTGCAGGGTGCCCAAGGTAACCAAGGAGCACCAGGAACTGACGGTAATCAAGGTGCTCAAGGAGCATCCTTCAATAGAACAGAGTCAAACTTTACAGCAACTTCTGGTCAAACAACCTTCTCTGTAACTTATGCTAACGGCGATGACCTTGATGTGTTTATTAATGGTGTTCGTCTAACTCCAGATGAATATACTGCCACCAATGGAACTTCAGTTGTTCTTGATGTTGGTGCAACTGCTGGAGATATTGTAGACATTCTTTACTTTGAGTCTGCTGGACCTCAAGGTGCTCAAGGGAACCAAGGTGCTACAGGTAATCAGGGTAACCAAGGTGCTACAGGTAATCAGGGTAACCAAGGTGCTACAGGTAATCAGGGTAATCAAGGTGCCACAGGTAATCAGGGTAATCAAGGATCCTCTGGTTCTGCTACTATTACCAATAATGCTGATAATAGAGTCATTACTGGTGGAAGTGGAACTAACTTAAATGGTGAAGCAAACTTAACTTTTGATGGTTCTACACTGACGGTTACTGGAGATATTGATGTAACTGGAACAGTTAAAACTAGTGCCGTTCCCGGAACAAATACTAATGCTGGACTTCCAGTATTATTCCAAACAAGTTCTGGTGTTATTGATGGTGGTTCTTCATTAACATTTAATCCCGCCACTGATACTCTGACTGTGAATGGGTTAGATATTGGTTCTACATTAGTTAGAGCATCTGGAGATGGTCCTTTACTACTATCAACCGATAATAACTCTTCTAACATTGACTTTAGAGTTGGTGTTAGTAGTTGTATATCAAAAGGAAACTTGGTTCCTCTTACAGATAATACCTATGAGTTAGGAAATGCGGCACTCCGTTGGGCAAACATCTACTCTGCTGACCTTCAACTCTCCAACGAAGGTTCTACGAATGATGTAGATGGAACTTGGGGTAAGTACACTATCCAAGAGGGTGAGAACGACTTATTCCTGATAAATAGAAGAACTGGTAAGAAGTATAAGTTCATGCTAGAGGAGGTTAATTGATATGCCTATTTTCGTAGGAAATAATGGGTCTGATGACTTTGTAGCAAGAGGTGATGG